GAATCTTTTTCACCATTTTCGTTCCATTATTTAATAAGTCATGATTGTATTCCATATCTAATGTAATTGTGACTCTTGTACTTTTAGCCATTTTTTCGGTCCTGAGCTTGTTTTTTTCTTTCTTTTTCTTTGTCTCCAAAGATTCTATCCCACTCTTTATCAAACTTGGTTCTATCTTTCACGGGTCTAGGTTTACTTCCTTTACCACCGTGCCATTTATCACTCATTTTTGTATAATACCTCGTCACAATGTGGACACTTTAAATCAATTCCTAACAATTCTGTAATCGCTATATGTTTTTGCCAATCTTCTCTTAATTGTTTCAATTCATTTAGAATTTCATCAGTATCTTTTTTTATGTGACTATTAGTTGGATGTCCCATTATCCTCTCCTCATCTTTGCGATGTCTTCAGCCTGCGATGTGCCTTTCATAACTGGAACAGCATTACTTTTATGCATGGTAGCAATACCTACGATTAAGTCTCCAGTGTATTTTTGTGTTTCTTTATATGTGCCAGAACCACCACTTGATGATGATGTCAACGAAGGATAGTTTGGAGTTTCCCTACGATATTTTGAAGTTTCATTGTAAGGTTTGAAATGTTTATAATCGCGAGGATCTGGCATTTTTACACGACCAAAACAATAGTCCAAATAATCTTCGAACTTATCATAACGAAGGTCATGCATACCTTTTTGTTTCATGCTTTTATTGTGTGCTCGCCATTCGACTTCCAATTCCTGAAGTCTTGCTTTTGTAATTTTGGTTTTTCTCTTTTTGGTATTAAGAGTAGATAATCCGCGTGCTAAGCCCATAATATAAATTCCATAATCAAAGTGAAATGGTGGTCGTTCCTTCGGTGTTCCTTACTTTCAGTCAGTATGTCGCTGGTTCAGGCGTTACTCCCGGAATCAGTATTCCCACCAATTCAAGTATATTATAACAAATCTAAAATGATTTGTCAACAAAAATTATCTTCTGAAACCTCTTGGTAGATTACTCACATTTTGTGAGGCGACTCTTTTCAGATGTCTTTTTCTACCTTCGGCGGCTTTACGCTTTCTTTTGGCAGTTGGCTTTTCGTAAAATTCTCTAGCTTTTAATTCTTTTAAAATCCCAGCTTTTTCAATCTGTTTTCTAAATTTCCTTAACGCTATATCGAAAGGCATATCTTGTGGTGGCCTTCTATCTTTTGGATGTCTTGGCCTTGCTCTTAAATCAACGGTTCTCCCATTGATTTGTTTATTATTAAATTTTCTCATATGTTATATAATAACACGTCCAGATGCAAATGTCAACACTTTTTTTAACTTTTTGCAATCCACTTATCATAAGCTTTTTTATCAACAACGCCTTCGGCTAAAAGTTTGACTCTATTTTTGAGATGTTGTGCTTCAACTTCTTCCTTACTTCCACCTGTATATGGTACTCCATGTCCCTCTTGGAACATAATTTCTGTGACCATACACCAGCGGTCTTCTTCTGGATAATAAACATTAAAATCACCAAGGATTCTACCAAACTTACCTTTGGCATCTTCTCCGCCTCGGCCTTTAAATGTTTTTAAAACAATATCTTTTGTCAATAATTCTTTTAATCTTTTCTTCGCAGCGAGTCCAAATAATTTTTCAACTTTATTCCTAGTTCTGGACTCTGGTGTGTCAATTCCCATAATACGAACACGCTCATTACGCATCCAAACACCAAACCCCAAATCAATATCGACATCTACTGTATCTCCATCTACTACCTTGAGTAGTTTTGCTTTATATTCGTACATCTGTTTCTCCATCATCAGGATAATAATTACTTCTTCGATGAGCGACCTTGCTTTCCCAATGGTCTAATGCTCTTCGAATTGCATCTTCCGCCAATACACTACAATGTATTTTAATTGCAGGTAATTCTAATGCAGTAGCTATATCCTTGTCTTTAATCTGTTTTGCTTCTTCGATTGTTTTACCTTTTAACATCTCAATCAGTTCACTACTCGAAGCAATAGCCGAACCACAGCCATAGGTTTTAAATTTAATATCAAGTATGGTATCAGTATCTGGGTCGATTTTTAAATCAATTTTCATTACATCACCACAAGCAGGCGCGCCAGTCATGCCAGTTGCTACATTTGGGTCGTTAGGGTCAAACCTACCAACTCCGTGCGCAGCGGGATTATTAGTCACCGCCTCAAATCTTTCTATAACTTTCTTTGAATAAGGCATAACGATTATTTATTCCTTCTACACCAAACGCGAACCCACCACTTAAAATATTTTCTACCTTCTCCGTAGGCCGCTGATGCTAATCTATTATAAATCATAAAATGTTATATTTGGAAATTGTTGTTTAATTGTTTCTCGTTCTTGTACCCATTTTTCTCTTGGTTGAGATAGTTCATAACCAGGGTCATTCTGATATAAGTTTAAAGCTCCCATACCATCAAATCCTAATAAATGAATTTCATTAAATTTACCAGATTCACAGGCTAGTAATAAAGCTCTTGAACCAGAACTTATTGGGTATTCTTTAATTTTAAAAACTTTATCCGACTCTTCAACCCATGTCACATACGTGATATGTTGAGAGCCAGTATCTGGGTTTGCTGCATGACCAGAAACAACAGCTGAGATTCTATCACCTCGTTCATTTTCAACTACATTTGTATTACCCATACTTTCTACAAGTATCGGAACCATATCTCCTGGAATTGGTTCCCATTCTGGAAAATAACATAAATGGTCGCGACAATATCCTGTATTATACACAATGGGTTGCATTCCCACATCAGTCACTATTAGCGCGTCAGGTTCTTCCTTATATGCTCCATTGCAACCATAGACAAATGTATTAGGAAATTCTTTGCGATAATCAAATCCTATTCTTGATTCGCCATTTCCTAATATAATTGCTTTATTATCTACCTTGTCCACGGTACTTTTTAAAAGATCTTTTCTTTGCCTTATTCATCGTAGCCATACTTTTTGGTCTTGTACCAATCGAGGTACCTTTTTTGACACCAGTATGAGTCGACGCGTATGCTTTACTTTTTGTCGCCATTTATCCCCTTATATCCATTGTCCACTTACAAATGAGTCAATGATTTGTATACATGTATATTGCAAAAATAATGCACCTGCTATGAATAAAGTAGGATATATTGCATTTGCTTTTGCTGGATTATCTCTTACCCATTTTTCAAGTTCTTTATCATTCATTAGTGTATCGCCGGTATTTGTGTGTTATAACAATATTCCTTAAATTCAAAATAAGAACCAACATAAAATTCACTCTCTGCATCTATAACCCAGATGTGTGGAACAATGTTGGTATTAACTTTTTCTCCGCGCGCAATCATGTCTTCATAATGAATACCATATTCAATATTCTTATATTCAACTTTAGAGCAAACTGCCTTTGCTAATTTAATTGCACCGCGACACATAGCACAGTTTTTCGTGCCATACACGATAACTTTTTCCATTACTTTTTCTCTGGTACTTTCCAGTTTTGAATTTGACGTAGTCTTGAACTGAGAGGAACCTCAGTTTCAGTGACATTAGGATTGTCTTTTTGCCAGAGCGCAAGAATTTCTTCTTCTGTTAAAATGGCTTCATCAACAATTGTCTCGCCCAGCCATTTTTGAGAAAATTCATTTACCTCTTCGGCCAGTACAGAGTCAGCAGTCCATTCAACTGCAAGTTTATCTGTTAATTTTACATCTTCATTCAATTTTTGTAATTCAGAAAAAGGAACTACATATCTTTGTCTGAATGTACTTGTCACCGTTAAAACTGCATACTTATCTTTCATAATTTATCACCTATGCTATAAAAATCAAACCAATAACCAATCCAATATTAAATCCTATTGAACAGACAAACACAAAATCCTTTAAAAAGCTTCTGCGTTCGTATTCGATTATCATTTATTTAAATTTTTCCTTCTTGTTATTTTTTGCTGATTCTCTAAAGGCAACATCAGCCATTACATCTGCTGCGTCATCTGCTGCCACTGATTGTCTTACCAATTTTCTTGTATTAATTGGAGTTCCAATTTCTCTTTCGTACACTGTTTGTCCTCTATCAGGACTTTCATAAATTTTTGCCATAATTAATATCTCTTATCGTTATCTAATCTTCTTAAAACTCTTTGAATTAAATAATCTGCTTCTGGATAATCGCCATCCATCATTTCAACCACTGCGTCAATTTGGTCCAATGTTTCCAATTCATCAGCAAGTTTATGTGCGTAATGCATTCTATGTAATGCTTGATAAAATTCGTATGGAGTCATTTTTGGAGAATTTTTGTCGCCGTTATTAAATGGAATTTCAGCCATTATAATCTCCTTACTTAAACAATCCTATTTTCTCACCAGCCTTAATTCTGCGGTCATATTCCTCTGGTGTATCAGGAAATCTCCAACCCCAATATGCACCGAATGCCATAAAGGAGCCAGAATACATAACCGCCTTCCAATTACCCGTAAATACAATCATAAGCAATAATGCAAATGCCATAAATCCTAACATCGTATATTTAGCTTTTCTTGGAAATACTTTTTTCTGTTCCCAGTTTGTTAAAAATGGTCCAAACAATTTATGATTGTATAACCATGTGTGCATTCTTTCTGAACTTTTAGCAAAACAATATGCTGCAAATACTGCTGGAATACTAAATGGTATTCCTGGTAATATCACACCAATGTATGCTACTCCCAAACTTAAAAATCCTAATCCTAACCATCCCGCCTTTTTTATATCCATTATATTGGTCTCCTCGAAAGGGTTGTTGATAACCCACTTCGTTTTTCTTCAACCTCCATATTCATAATTTGTTTTTCATCAATAAGAGGTTTACTCGGTTTTTCTCTATCTCTTTTGAATGCAGCTGTTGAAACAATCAACAACATAATCGCAAGAGGGTCAAATACAAAGATGATGATGAGAATTACCCATCGCACTGCATTGTCATACATTGACTCTGCTTCATCTCCATATATCATATCAGCGATATATTTAATAGGACCTAATTCAGCTTCCTGGTCCAATTGTTTCTTTTGGACTGGAATTTTATCTTCGTTCAGTTTAACTATATCTTGTACTAATATATCTATATCTGCATTTATTACATTACGCTCTTCAGTTTGAACCTTGTTGACATAATTTCGGTCCTCTGGTCTTGATGTCTGTAAAACATAATCCAGATTTTCTAATCGTCCAGTCAAATTGTCAAGCTGTAATTGCTTTGCATCAATTCTTTTGTCTATAATACTTGCTTCAAGGGAATATGAATCACCGACCAATGCTGAATCTATGTGAGCCTTGGAAAGGAATCCAAAAATACCCATCGATGTAATAAACATCAACACAACAACAGCTGTTGTGAAATATGCACGTACTAAATTATTTATTCGTTCCCACTCGTAATGCAACCATGCTGCAGATACAAGTTTTCCAAACTCTAAAACACTTGCCATTACCAAAACTGATAAAGCAGCGCCGGAAAATATTGTCATTAATCCTACAATACTAAAATAAGCAGCGCAGGTAGCGAGTGTGAGCGATGTAAAAAGTGTTAACCATTTCATATTACTTCTCTAAATGTCTCTTTAAGGGCGGCCACTAAATCTTCCATCATACCATTTGTATGCAATGGCGTAGGAGTAATTCGTAATCGCTCCGTTCCAACATCTACTGTTGGATAGTTTATAGGTTGAATATAAATTCCATGTATATTTAACAATCTATCAGACATTTCCTTACAGCGTTTTGCATCTCGTACCATTACTGGTAAAATGTGTGTACAAGCATCTTCATGCACCTCAATCTCATTTTCTAGAAGAAGCTTTTTAAGAGTCGATGCTCTCTCTTGATGTTGTTCTCTTAATTCATTATGTTCTTTCAGCCAACGTATACTTGCGATACTTCCTGCACACATTACTGGGCTGAGACTTGTTGTAAAGATGAATCCGGATGCAACACTCCTGATAGCATCAAGAACGATATCATCACCAACAATATAACCACCGTGACCACCAAACGCCTTTCCAAGTGTTCCATTTATAAAATCTACCCTATCTGTTAATCCTAATTTTTCGCAATAACCAGCACCAGTCTCTCCATATAAACCGACTGCATGTACTTCGTCAATATATGTAATCGCTTCGTATTTATCAGCAAGGTCACAAATTGCTTCGATTGGAGCAATATCGCCGTCCATACTATAGACTGATTCAAATACAATACAAGGAGTTTGGCCTGACATTTTACATGTTTGTAATGCCAATTCCAATTCGTCCATGTTATTATGTTCCCAGATAATTTTATCAGCACGACTATGTTTAATGCCCATAATCAATGATGCATGATTTTTATTATCTGATACGAAACAAATATTTGGTACAATACGAGATAGAGCAATTAAGGACCATTCATTTGCTACATAAGCTGAAGTAAATAATAGTCCTCGCTCTTTTTTGTGGAGTTTTGCTAGTGTTCGTTCAAGTGTGACATGATAATGTGAGGTACCTCCAATATTACGTGTACCTCCAGACCCACTTCCAGTTTTTTCAAGTGCCGTCTGCATTGCGTCAATTACATATTGATTTTGACCCATGCAAAGATAATCATTCGAGCACCAATTTACAATCGTTTTTGGTGAATATCTACTATACCAAGTCGCCTTGGGAAAGTTTCCTCGTTCTCGAACTATATCATTAAAGACTCTGTACCTGCCATCATCTTTAAGATTATCAACGACATCTTGAAAATATTTTTTGTTTATCATATAAAGCCTAACTTAGGCTACGTAAGCTTCATCCCAGTTTCCTGATAATCCTGCAACCTCATATTCAGTCACACGATTTTCAAAAAAGTTTGTATGGTCGGCACCATTCAGTACCCATTCCAACCAAGGTAGTGGATTATCCTTCACCTTAAAGTTTGGTTTCATACCAAGCTGAAGTAGCCTTCTATCTGTAATATATCTTATATATTCTTTTACCTCAGATTTTTCTAGGCCTTCAATTTCACCAAGTTCATATGCCAATTCAATAAATTTATCTTCTAAATCTACAATGTCTCTTGCGATTTCATAAATTTCTTTTTTAAATGAATCATCGACTACACGACTGTGTTCTTTAATAAAGGCTTTAAATAATTTTGAATTGCCTTCCACGTGAATACTCTCATCACGGATTGACCATTCAACAACTTTACCCATACCTTTCATTTTTCCAAATCTTTGGAAATTTAACAACATGACGAATGATGCGAATAAAGCAACACCTTCATTAAACACCGATTTTGCTAATGATAAACCAAGGCCTCGTAATGTCGCTGTGTCTGCTTTTCTCATATAGTCAATTTTATCTGCCATTTCAGAATATTCCAAGAACGCATGATATTCTTCATCAGATAAACCTAAGGTTTCATTTAATAGAGCATATGCGCGTTGGTGAATACCTTCACGAGCTGCAAATGAACCTAACATATTACGAACTTCATTATTTTTAAATTTAGGAATAAATTGGTCAAAGTAGTTTTGTCCAACTGCTACATCTGATTGTGTAAATAATCTTAAAATATTTGTAATATATTCTTTTTCGATCGAATTAATTTTACCACCTTTCCAATCAGCTACATCTTCTGATAGGTCAAGTTCATCTTCAATCCAGTGAGCTTTTTCATGTCGTGTGGTAATTTCCACAGCCCAAGGATAATGAAATGGTTTATATGTTTCTGAAAATTCCATTAAACCGCCTTGCTTTTTGACGAGTTTATCTGAGATGGCCATAAGGTCGTTATATGTACCAATATGTTCATCATTAATCCAGATCTGAGGAACACTTCTTATTTCTTTACCATTACTGTGTTTCTGGTAAAAAGCTAATCTTTGCTCTTCGTCATCTAAAACAATTTGTGTGTAAGTATATCCGTGCTGTGTAAACCACGCCTTGGCTTTTTCACAGAAAGGACAATTTGATTTTGTATAAATTGTGACTTGCATTTTTCTATCCTTGACAAGCGACACACTCATCTTGACTCTCCTCCGAACCGTTGCTAAATTTTACTGTGTCTTGGTTAATAATATCTTCTAGTTTTTCTCTTTTAATTTTTTGTGCAACATTTTCTGCCTTGTTGCTTGTTTCAGTTCTTAAATAATATAATCCTTTACAGCCTTGCTTCCATGCTTGATAATGAACTTGATGTAAGTTCGTTTTATCTGCGCCTGCTGGGAAAAAGACATTAAGTGATTGTCCCTGGCACAAATATTTTTGTCTATCGCCTGCGAGTCGAATCACTGCTAATTGGTCAATTTCAATTGCTGTTTGGAATACTTCTTTAATATGGTCATGTAGGAAGTCAAGATGTTGGACCGAACCACCATTTGTAATGATAGTTGACCATACTTCTTCTGTATTCTTACCAATTTTCTCGAGTTCTTTTTCGAGGTATGGATTTTTATTTAGGTGACTACCGACTCTGGTCCTAGAAGTAAATGCATTTGCTTTCCAAGGTTCAATACTCGGACTCGTATTTACAATCATAGAACTATTTGCGTTTGGTGCAATCGCCAACATGTGAGCATTACGTCTTCCAGTGCCGACCATATCTGGTGCTTCACCTCTACGTTTACCCATCTCTAATGTGGCTTCAATACTTTTCTCTTTAATGTCTTTAAAAATCATTTCATTCATTCCAGCTGCTTGTTCGCAGTCAAATGGTACTGAATGTTTTTGTAGATATGAATGGAAACCCATCGCTCCAAGACCTAAACTTCGTTCTTGCTGGGCGGAAAAACGAGCTCTGGAAATTTCGTCTCCTGCATGGTCAATAAAGAATTGTAATACATTATCTAAAAACACGATAAGATCTTTGACCATAGGTGTATCACGCCATTCATCATAGGCCTCGATGTTAACGGACGAGAGACAACACACTGCAGTTCGCTCTTCATCAGTCACTAAGTGTATCTCATTACATAAATTTGAGCCCTTGATAGACATACCCTTCGCTTTTTGGGCGTCTGGCAACGCTCTATTCGCGGTGTCAATAAAATTAAGATAAGGCTCACCTGTACGATATCTTGTTTCTAAAATATGTTCCCAGAGTTTACGTGCTTTAATTGTATCACGAATTGAGCCATCATTAGGGTCAAGTAAATTCCATTCAAGACCTAAACCAACAGCTTCCATAAATTTGTCTGAAATATTAATTGCGTGGTGTAGATTTAAACATTTACGATTGACATCACCAGTTGGAATTCTCATATTCACAAACTCGACAATATCAGGGTGCGAGACATCCATATATGCAGCGTATGAACCTTTACGTGTTCGGCCTTGTCTATATGCTACCATATCAGCATCAACTGTATGAAGGAAAGGCATAGGACCAGGTGCTTTTTTGGATACAGCTCTTACATCTGACCAATGACCACCAACGCCACCACCTTTTACTGATAACCAACGAAGCTCTGCACTATGGTCTATCAGTCCGTCAAGCGTATCTGGAACGTAGGTGAGAAAGCACGAAATGGGTAACGCCTTAACAGGTTCTCCTTTTAAGGGAGCGTTCGAGAGAACGGGAGAGGAATACATAAACCAACCCTTCGACACATAATCATATATTCGTTGTGCCAGTTTTAAATTACCACCACAATAAGCCACTGCTGCGCGAGCAAAAGCCTCCTGTGGAGATTTTTCATCATCTCTACAATAATAATCTTTTAATAATTTAAACGATTGTTCTGATAAACCTTTATCTCGTTTCTTGTCGATTTCTATACCCAAATGCTGCATTGTTTTCTCCTATTATTCTTGTGCAATATATTCTTTGGATAAAGGAAATATTTTCGCAATAACATCTGCAACAGCAAGGGCAAGGTCTGCATGTTCTTGTTGTGTTCCATTACCACTGCGCAATTCAATAAAATGAATCCAACTACGTAATGTACCATTGACATACAATCTTGAAATTGTGTTTCCTTCCGGTAATATTGCTCGGGCTTGCTCTTTTGCGATTCCTTTATCAAGTGCCCAATTATATAATTCTTTGACGTCACGAATGAGTTTTAATTGTTTCATACGAAACTCTTCATTAATACGTCTGTGTTCTTCATTGTCCCAATCCACAGGTATACTATTTTGCCTATTTGTTGGGTCTTGTAATCTTGCTTCGCGAGCCTCAAACTCCAACTCTTTTGTTGGGTCTGCGTATCGCTGACTGAATTCCTGAAAGCTAAAACTACGATGACGTAGTAATTGCCTTGCAATATCTCTTGTTGTTTCCACTTCTAAACACGCACTTGCCATTTCGAACGGAGACCAGTGTTTATGTTTGGCGAGATATCTTAAAAGTTTTTCACTTGTTTCAGTATTATATTGATTTGAAGGATTGCTGACTCGGGCGCAAAAAGCAATTAAGTCTTGTACATCGTTTAATCCTTCGGTTTTTGTTTGGGTCGTTGGTTGTGAGAAACTGATTAGTTTTACTCTCATTAAGTTTTTCTCCATTCTGTCAATTTAAGTTTTGCATTCAGTCCTTGGTATGTATTGTCACGAATGACCGTTTCAACATTTGTCATACCATTCAGAACCATCTCGTTTATATCTTTACCTGGAACATTGTCAGGCCAGATACAAATTTTATAACCCTGTCCAATCACTTTTTCCATACGTTTATGGATTTCTTTGTTTCTAGGTTCGGCGTCAAATACGAAAGTTGCATTTTTTACTACTTTCAGCGCGCCTGTACCCCCGTCTGCACCAGCCATTGCCACAGCGTTTGATAAAAACATACTGTCCAAGGCTCCCTCGACGACAAAATATTCGCGATTGAAGTTGACTTTATCTAAGCCAAATATTTTCGGACGGTCTTTGAACATGATAGTGATATATCGAATACCTTCTGGGTTGAATCCTCGAGCGGATACACCAAATAGGTTTTTATCCTCGTCCATAAAGGGTATTACCAACCTAGGCTCATCTTTATCAAGACTTTCGAACTTATCTGGAATATAGGTGTTTACCCATTCCTTAAATTTTTGCACGTAATAAAGTCTGTAATGATGTGCAGGAGGAATACGCCTCTTTTCTATATATTTCTTTACGGGATGAGAATGCTGAAGTTGACTGATTTTTTTTAATTTTTTTAACGGCTCGTTACGAGCAAATGTGGGAGTATCAGTTTTGAATTTTTCCAATTTGGGTGTCTTGGTTTTGTCTCCCTTTTTGATGAATTTTTCGGCAACATAATCGTTGTATGCCAAAGGGTCGACTACCTTGAGAAAGTTGGAAAAGGAATGACTTTCACTGCAATTATGACAGTAAAAGTAGAAGTTGTTTTCTTTCTCAAGGAGCCAACCACGAGCTTTGGTCCTAGATTTCTGTGAATCACCACAGATAGGACATCTGAAATTTATTTTGTAAGGATTTGTTGACCTGATTTTAAATAGGTCGAGCCTGCCAGCAAGGTGCTGGGCGTACTGAATATCAACAAAATCAATCATAATATAAACCTGTATTTTATTTGGATAGTATTATAACAAATACTAGACCAAATGTCAACTCATTATTGCAGATAAATCGAAATTATGTGCGATAAATGAACCTGCGGCAATCGCACCTAGAATCCACCATTTGAGATTCTCTATATTTCTTAATCTTTTATCGTGGTCCTCGTGTTTGTCTTCTACATCTTTGACAATATTTTCAATTAGTCGTATTGTTTCTCTATGTCTGTCTTCATGCCACTTTCGACTATTTGCATTTACATCCGCATGTTTTTGCCTGGCCACTTCCATTGCCTCTAACATTTGTAATCGGAAATTTTCTTTATGGTCATCTAGCTCATCTTTAAGTGCTAAACGACCTTCAATACCGGCGCGAGTATTGTGGTCTAATTTGTCGTTAAAGTTTTCAAGTTTCTGTTGAAAGTTCTCAATAATTTGTTGTTGAACGGCAACACTTTTACTAATTTCTGCCATGCCATCAACGGCCGAGTCCACTTTCTCAAAAAATTTTTCAATCTGTTTAACGTCTTGTTTAATTAAGGCGATGTCAACTTTGACATCTGAGAATTCTTTATCCTGTGTAGACAAATTCCTGCTCCTGATACGGTTATTATATCACAGTTTGCATAACATGTCAACAGATATTTATAAAATAGACTTGTGGAAAGAACAATTATTTGAAACAAATAGGAAACTATTTCTTCTGAACTTCTGCAGCAACTCCAGGCTCATCATCAATCGTCACGTCTCTATAGTAAACAATTACCTCGCCGAGTTCTCTGATGTACCTGCGTAGTTCTTGAAAGTTGGCAGTCATCAATTCATAGTCTTTTACAGTCGAAGCTACAAAAACTATGTCGCCACTATTCAGAGCTTTCATATCATCAAAGAATCTATCCAAATATGTATAGCCTACTGGCCATTCTGGATTTTCCCTTTCAGACAATTCACAGGTTTTTGGTCTTTTTAATTGTTCGACACCTTCGTCATTGAACTTTGGTGGTTCAAATGAAAGTGAGCGTTTACAAGGGTTTGTAATAACTGCTTCGGATACAACATAAAAAGTTGGTTGTTGTAAAGAAATTTCCCTAGGAAGTGCTGGTTGGATTATATCAATCTTTACTGGTTTTGAAATAATCTCAACTGGTTTGGAGCCGAATATAGAGCAACCACTAATCGTTAGTATCGTCGCCAAGACTAGAAATGTTCTTGCTATCATTTTCGATCTCCTCAAATACGGCCTTCGTTCCATTATTTAAACGATTTTCAACTAGACCTGGTTTCATTAAAGCTAATTTGTCGAGGTTGTGTTTACGAAAGATATCTAAATATCTGTCTTTTTCTGCTTCGATTTCTGCATTAGCACGTTGTAAATTATTTAGAGCCTGGCCTTGTTTTTCATATGATTCTTTCATAGTATTAAACGCGGCCTTTTGCTCTTCGATTGCATATTCAAGTTTTACTTGATTTGCTTTTAATGTATTATTATCACTATAAAGCCAATAGCAGGCTCCACCTAATATGATAATAATTGTACCAAAAACTTGATACACTATTCTTCCTCAGTTTCTTCTACTGATTCTTCAACAACTTCGTCTTCAGCCGAAGCTTCAACTTCTGTTTCTACTTCTACTTCAGTTTCGACTTCTGGTTCGACATCAGTTGTCATTTCCTGATACTTTGCATTTAAAGCATTACGCACACGACCTTTCATTTCGTCGTCAAACGCTGCTTGAACTTTTAATGGATTGTTATCAATCGCATGTTGTATAATATCTTTTACTGGCATTTTATTTCTCCAATTTCATTAATGTAAAATTATTTATTCCTCTTCAATACGGTAATTTAATCCCGCATTAGAGCGTATTTGAATTTTCTTTTTGTCTTCTGAGACAAAATGTAATTCTTTCCAAGTTTTCTTTGTGATGTTTTTGACACCATTCCAAACTTTATCGTCACCATTTCCAAATTGTGTGTCATACGACACAGTGATTGTGTATGATTTTACGAATAAACTTTTGAGCCAAGCCCACATGGACTTAGACTTCTTCGAGGCGAGACATTAACCTTTCGGCGCGGTTTGTGACCTGTCTGTACCATCTTGAATCTCTGCCTTCAACAGCAGCAGTTTTCCAATTGTGTTCACCTAAAGCAGCATTAAATTTTTTAAAGCCACTTAAACGTGTACGACCCATATTGAACATCATGTTAACCAAGATTTGCTGGACCTCACCTGGGAAGTCTCCAAAGTCCCCTTCGCCGTATAGAGCGTGACACTCTCCGATGGCAATTTCAAGATCTCTGTCGAAACAGTCCCGGACTCTTTCCTCACTAACCTCTGTACCAACTGGTTCTCCAAATTCCGGGTCACTGTCGAGGACAAGATGACCGACTCCAAAAGTGGGATACCCGAGGTGGTCGTTATAGATGGCATAGACAACTCCTTCGTCGATTTTAAGTTGTTCAAATACGGCTTCTCTATCTTCACTTTTCATTTTAACTCTCCGCTACATCATGTAGTAGTTGTTTTAAATTCTTTTTCTTATATTTCTTTTGAGCCTTTGGAGACACTCCTGGCTCACCTTGTGGTCCTACTCCTAAACCTGCAATTGCTCCACCTCCAACATTTACAGTTGGAATTTCTTCAATTACAGCTTCGTTTCGGCTTTGCCAATCATGACTTACTTCGTCATTATTAATTGGTCCACCTTTTGCCCATGTATTACATGTTCTAGCACTATGACATTTGAAATGATGCATCCAGCAATAACCTAATTCGCCTTCATCATCTGATGTTTCACCTGGCATACAATCTTTCATACGAGGTGAAATGTCAAATGCCACACAATTTTCGCATAAACTTTTCTTTGCTGCTTCTACAGTTGTGTCCCAATGGTCAGCAATCTTTTCCCAATAAGGACCAGGCATATCTACGTTTAAAGGACCATAATTGTGCTTTTTAATAGTAGCATCACGGTTCTTTGTATTTAAATCTACATCACCAGCAGCAGTAGGACAAGCATCTTCATATAGAATATCTCTATTTTCAGCAATAAAGTTTCTTAATGAATCCTCTATTATATCACCTACTTCTGACTCTGTCAACATATTATTTTCAAATTTTTCGCTTTCCTTGATTAACCACAAGGCAGCTGCATAAGAAGCAATACGTGTTTGACCACCAGGAAGTTTTCCTAGTAATTTTTTGAGATTTAAGATAAGTTGGTCGAAGATACCAAAGGCTTTTTTCTGTTTATTACGAGTAAACTTTTTACGAGAGATAAGGATATTTCCTTTCTCATCAATAATGCCTTCTTTATATGCTGGCCATTTAGTAAAAGGCGTAACTAGCCTCTTAATAAAATTAAATACCAGAAATAAGTCTACAACCATATTAGATTTCCTGTAAACACTTTATAATTTGTTCATCTGAAACAATGCTTTTACTATTAATAATCACATTGTCATATACCAACAATTGTGGCATGAAATTCAGATAAACTACAAAAGGCTTCAAATACTCATGATATTCGTGAAGCCTCATAAAAAGCATTTCCGTAGCTTTAGCACCAAATACATTAAATAGTACTATCAAATGATTTAGAATCAACCTCTCCTTGAGTTCATTATCTTGTCGATATCGACTAAATAACTTTCGAAGATATTGAAACCTCTTCATATCTTCTTCGAACTCTGACATATCCGTACATTGTGGATTGTCATAGTGCTTCATAGCATAAAGTAAAAAGGTTGATTCCGTCAATTTCATAAAACAAAAATGTAAAAAGTGTTAACTATTAACTATCAGCTACAATTGCGTCTTCGTCGGCTGTATCGCCTGTCACACCAGCATCACCAGCATCAGATGCAGAAACTTTCATTACTACAATATTTTCAGCTTTATGACGGGTATTACCATTTTGGTCTGTATATGTGTGATACAAGTTCCAACCAGGTGTATGAAGACCTTTAGCTCTGTTAGACTCTACACCAGCCTCTGTCAAGTCAACGAATACTGCGTTGTCTTTGTCATTGGACTTATTAGTGTTATTTGCGTCGTCCTCAAGCCACTTAGGTATATCACCAGCGGTGTCTGTTTTTCCCCATAGTGCCATTGTTATTCTCCTGTTTAAATTAACGTTAAGTTATAACAAAAATTATTTCTGTTCGGCTTTAAAGACTTGGTCAACTAATTTAGCTTTAACTAACCTTTTGTCTAATTCAATGCCGAGTTCACGACCACGCTCTTCTAATTGAGCTTTAGTTAACTTATTTAAAGAAGCTTTTGTGACCTTCTTAACAACAGGTCCTTTAGCAACTTCTTTCTTAGTCACTGGTGTGGTGCGAACAGATTTCTTTGGTTCTGGTTTATTCAAACCAAAAAAGTCTTTTAACCATTCAATTATCGCTTTCATAATATCTCCTATAATATAGATTATTTAAATTTATTTATCCGTGTTATTTGGATTTTTTCCAGCCACGCTCTTGGTAAGCCTTAAGTTCATCGTTAGATACGTGTCTTATCTGACCACCTGGGCTGACAATTTTATTTGTACCGGATTGGTCTCTACCATATCCTTTAATTTTTTGTATGTCACTAACTGATTTCTTTGACAAAGAAAAGTCTTTAGGATTATTTCTAACTGGACTCTTAAATTGATAACCAGTTCTTGCCATATCTCTTTTATCTGCCGAACCGATACCTCTACTACGCTTATTACGAACCTTTTGATGCTTAGCAAGAGCATCTTTAGAACGCTTAGTTGGTTCAGGGTCCCAAGACCTTCTATTATTTGGATTAGCAGCTGATTTATCAATTGCATCACCGGCTTTCTTATATTGTTTATAAGCCTTGCTTCTGTATCTCTTTAAAAGTTCAGGTGATAATTCGTTAAGTTCTTCATCTTCCAAAAGTTCATCAAACTCTTCGTCTGTCATTTCTGCAATGATGTCTAAAAGTTCTGCGTCAAATTCTTCATTTTTTGCTGAATAATTGTCATCAACATAATTAAAGAATTCTTTTTTCTTTTCATCCGAAAGCTCATCAGGTGAGTCTACACCAAATTTTTCTAAAGCCTTTTTGAAAAATTCTTGGTATTCACTATCCTCTTCATTATAGCTTCCGTGTAATTTCTTTTTTGAGCTACATGACCCCTCTTGAATATATTCTTCAACCTTGTCGTTAATCTTTGATGTCCAATCAATTGATTCACCGAAGTATGGACCACCTACATCATTTTGTATTTGGCTTAGTGAATCGTTTTTATCAGCACCAAGGAATCTACTAGCATACTTCTTAAGTGCCTCTTCAGTACCCGACATTGCAATATGAGCATTACCTTCGCCACCTCCAAGAACTTTAATTTTAATTCCTAATTTTTCAGCAGTTTTATTATTTTTTACCTTACCAGTAAAATAGGAAATTTTTAAAACCGCCTCAGAAAGTTCAGCTTTTTCAGTTTCCTGAACCTCTTGTATTTCCACCTCTTCGGAAAGCTCTTCCTTTTTGGTGAAATAGTCTACATTGCTTGACATATCCGTCTCCTAATTAAATTTAATTATGTGTTTATTTATATAATTTTAGTGACTTTAACCACCAAGTCATTGATACCTTTCAATAGCCTGTGGTATTCGCCTTTTCTTATTGTAAATCCAATTCCTGGCTTTAACAAGTAAGGTAATGAATTTTCCGGTTGAAATTGCCAACCATCACCTTCAATTACTTCTATAATTCTATCTTCTTTGTCTCGATGCCAAACGAATTCTTCATCAATAGCATCGACACTAAATGTTCTTATATTACCTTCGTCTACGTAAGGTTTACCAAAAGTAATTTCCGCCACCTGTTAATCCCAATTCCTTGGCATATCTTGGAAGGCGACAAGCCCAATAACCTGGACTTAATTTATCTGTTTTTGTATCGCAATTATGTCTTGCGGCAAAACTTGCTGCAGCCCCTTTATCATTAATTTTAGAGGTCAGCCCACCTTTCTCATCACCAAATTGTATCTTTTTAATATTGCCTGTTTTTGGATTTCTCACATAGACAACATATTTTTTGTCTCCACTTGACCTTTTTGGTTTATTCAACTCTGGTTCCTTTTCTGATACTATTAATCCCCCAGTAGTATCAAATTCTACCAATGGTTGCTCGAGAGGTACAACGACTCCCTCGTATAAACCAAATGATTCATTGAATCGCTTCATCGTTTTACAATTTTAAGAATCTTTTTAAGACTTGCAGGGTCCTTAGAGATTAATAACTGATATTTCTCTTTGTCCTGTACTTTTTGGAGTGAATCAAAACCTCGTAATAAAGCATCAGCTTCATCACTCTTCAGTTTTAATTTTTTCTTATTTAAGAATTCCATTGTACCACCCTTGTAATCAAGAATTTTTCTTAATTGTACAATAGGATTCTTTTTAGCAAGTTTCATATCAGCTGTAGTTGCTCTTACATCTACATCTTTAACTTGTTTAAAATCTCTATCTCGTTTGATGGCTCTCATAGCATCAGCCTTTGCAGAAGCTTCTTTGATACCCAATTTTTCTCTATATTTGCCCATTTGTAAA